GAATAAAGATTATTTTCTTAAATACTTTTGTAGTGTTGGATGTTATAATCAGTTTGCTAACACACACATAGAACGTATCGTGGCTATTGCACCGAGGCGCGAGCCCCTTGAAACACCGATTGACGACCCTAAAAAAACTGTACATACATCTGATTACACTTATGCAGACGGAACACATTCAACGTGGACGAGTACGGAAATAAAAGAAAGAGGGGTTGACACAGCAGAATAATTATAGTATAATATCCCATATAAACAGAAAGGAAATATGTCTAATAAAAATACAGAAGAACGTAACATCAAAGTAACTAACCCTTACTCTGGTCAATCAGCGATGTTAAATCAAAGCGAGGCAATACATTACCATATGATTAAAGCATTCGAGAAGAGAGAGGAATATGAATTAATGCAACAGGGTTTAGATAAGTTTAGTAGGCTTAACCCTAAAGCATATATGACATTATTGGACTAGCATATTTTCCCATAGAGTCAATACTCTATGTGTCCAAAATGGGTCGCCCCCTAACGGGGGCGTACTACAACCACAGGTTGTGCGCCAGGGCTTATGCCGGGCTTCGCCCGGGCCAAGTGGGTCCCAAGGGGATCTGCCACAATTTTGCCACAATTGCCCCCCACACCCCTTTTATGTATAGGGGTCCCAATAGATTTACCTTTATGCCTTGTTTTAGAAATAGATAGGCTATAAAATCATTATGAGAAGAAAAACAGAGCTAAAAAAATTCTGCAAAAAATTTTATGAAAACTGAAGACATAAGTAAGTTACCTCCTGACATTAAAAAACAATTTATGAAGTACGCCATTAAGTTGGCTGAAAAGAAAAAGCAATCCGCTGCCCACGGTGACTTCTTAACTTTTGTCAAACAGGTATGGCCTGAATTTATAGAAGGTGATCATCACAAAAAAATTGCGGAAAAATTTAACCGTCTGGCAAAAGGTGAATGTAAAAGAATTATTATCAATATGCCACCGAGACATACCAAGTCAGAGTTTGCCTCTAACTTATTACCGGCATGGATGATAGGTCGTAAACCAGATCTAAAGATAATCCAAACAACCCACACTACAGAACTTGCAGTAAGGTTTGGTCGTAAAGCAAAAACTTTAATTGATAGTCCAGAGTATCAAGAAATATTTAAAACAAAATTAAAAGAAGATTCGCAAGCCGCGGGCAAATGGGAAACACAACAAGGTGGTGAATACTACGCCGCTGGTGTTGGATCAGCAATCACGGGCCGTGGAGCGGATTTACTTATCATTGATGACCCACACTCAGAGCAAGATGCTTTAAACATGACTGCACTAGAACGTGCTTATGAATGGTATACATCTGGTCCAAGACAACGTCTACAACCAGGCGGAGCGATTGTAGTGGTAATGACCAGATGGAGTATGAAAGATTTAACCGGAGCGTTGTTAAAATCACAAAAAGAATTAAAGTCAGATCAATGGGAAGTCATTGAGTTTCCAGCTATCATGCCATCAGGTGATCCTGTGTGGCCTGGGTATTGGAAGTTAGATGAATTAGAATCTGTTAAGGCATCATTAAGTTTAGGTAAGTGGAATGCACAGTGGATGCAGAATCCAACATCAGAAGAAGGATCTCTTATTAAACGTGAATGGTGGAACGTGTGGGACAAGGATTATATACCGCCATTACAACATGTCATACAATCTTACGATACAGCTTTCTTAAAAAAAGAAACCGCAGACTTTTCTGCTATTACAACGTGGGGTGTATTTTACCCAGATCAAGATAGTCCTCCTAATCTTATCTTATTAGATTCTCTAAAAGAACGACTAGAGTTTCCAGAACTTAGAACTAAAGCTCTAGAACAATACAGATATTGGAATCCAGAGACAGTCATCATAGAGTCTAAAGCTAGTGGTCTTCCTTTAACATATGAGTTGCGGAAAATGGGGATACCTGTTATAAATTTCACTCCTAGCAAAGGAAACGATAAACATGCTAGAGTAAACGCCGTATCGCCTATTTTCGAATCAGGTATGATATGGGCGCCAGATTCAAAATTTGCAGAAGAGGTTATAGAAGAGTGTGCTGCATTTCCGTATGGAGATAATGACGATTTAGTCGATAGCACAACACAAGCGATTATGAGATTTAGACAGGGTGGATTTATTGGGCACCCTGATGATGAAAAAGAAGAAAAGAGACCTAAGGTACAAAGGGAATATTATTAATGGGATACGCACAAGCATTTAGATTATTAGTGGCAGGATACAAAAAGATTAAAGGTAAAATGCCTGAAGGTCTTGATCTTCTTAAAATAAAACAAGAAGCAAGAAAGAAAGTTATAGATACAAACAAAGTTATAAAAGTTAACTTTGATAAAGCTAATAACTGGATGAAAGCTAAACCCCAAGGTCTTGAAAAGCTTATTAAAAAAGGTGATGTTAAAATAGGACAAGCTCCTAAAACTACAAAAAGAAAACCAGCTGTTGATCCTAAACTTACACAAGAAGAAAATATAAAAAATATTATGGCAGAAAATAAAGCTGCTGCAAAAAGATTACAAGAAAAAATGAATAAACCAGAAAAATCTTTAGGAGATAAACTAAAAGATTATAAAGGTGATCCCGATGCTATGAGAGAAGGTGGTCTACTAGGTTATGCTGTAGGNGGTAGAATACAAAACTTAAGAAATGCGTATCAAGCTAATCCAACTTTACAAAATCAATTTACAGAAGATCAATATTTAGATTTGTTTGATCAAACAACAACTAAACCAACAACAGCTAGCACTATTTTACAAAGTCAAATACAACCTGAAGGAATAACAGCTGCTATAACACCTAACATAGTAAGACCTCTTATTATACCAGGATCTGAAAGTGATGGTGGACCAGGTATAACTAATATAAATAGAAATAAAAATTTTGATTATGAAACAGAAGCTTATGGAATTAATCCAACAGGATTAAGTAAAGATGTTTTTGATTATGAATTTGAAGCAGCTAATGAAGACGAAGGCATTCTTCAAACATTGTTATCAATGTCTCCAACTTTAAATACTCTTAAATTTGTAAGAGATAAAGGTGTTGCTGCTAAAAATAGATTTGATAAATTTAGAGAAGATCAAAGAATCAAAAAAGAACAAGCAGAACAAGAAGCAGCACAACGTGAGTTTGATAGATTAAATGCATTAAGACAGATAAGAGATGCAGAGTCTATGAGTGGTGGACCTGGTGAAACAACTCAAGGAACATTTGGTTCATCAGTTAACGACGCATCAACATTTAGTGATTATTCATAATGGCCGAAACTCTATTCACAGATATACTTACGCGATTAAGACCGGGTTATAAAGTTGGTGGCACGGTAGGATCCACACCCAACGCAAAAAAATTAATAGAACTGTTAAATCAAATAAAACCAGGAGACAGTTTTAATCAGTCTGATTTAACAAAAAAGTCTGGAGCTTCTAGAACATTAGTTAGAACTTATTTAAAAAATTTATACCCTCAACTTGGAATGGGAACAGGAACTAAAGAGGCGGGTAAAAAATTAGGAGATTTAGCTAAAGCTAAAGGGGATGCTGACTATAAAAAACTTTTAGATGAAGGATTTTTAGAAGATTATAAAAAAAGAATACAATCTCCAAAAAGTGCTGCCGACTCAAGTTTATCTAACAAAGCATTAGCTAAAAAATATTTTCCTAATTTGTCAGAAGTAGCAGCGCTCGGTCGTCTTGAAAGATCAGCAAAGAGAATTAGAAATGACAATCCTGAATTAATTTACAAGAAAGGAGATCCTCAAGCAGCTTATATTAAAAGACAAGAAAGAAAAAATTTATACAAACCAAGCGAAGATGAAGCTAAAATTTTAAGACAACAAAATGCTCAAAAGAAAATTTTAAATAAATATTTTCAAAAAAACCCAGAACAATTACTTAAAAAATTTAAAGTAAAAAAAATGTTAGATGCAAAACTTGTTGATGGAAAATTAGATTTTAGTCCAAGATACAAAAATAAAAAAGAGTATATCAATCTCGCTAAAGCCGGTAAACTATTTGATGAGTTTGATGTAACTCCTATAAGATCTGAAAAAAGAAATATTCAATTTCCAGTTAACAAAAACGTTGGAGTTGGAAAATTTAATCAAGGTTTTATTAGACAAGTAGATGCATATTACAAAAAAAATAAAGGATCTACAGACCCTAAAGTTTTATCTAACAAAAGAAAAATTTCTAATTATTTAAATAGTGTGGGTATTAGAGTTGAAGTAGAAGGTGAAAGAATAGGAGCAAAAATACTACCAGCTATTGATAGAAAAACTGGTGAATTATCAAATATAAAAAATACTTTAAATAAACTAGGTGTAGGTAATTTATCATTAAATACATATGTACCTCCAAAAACTAAAAATATAACAAGAGCTCTTGATAAAATTTTAGGGGTGGGCAAAGCAGTAGCAAGACCTGTGTTAAGAGCAGCAGCTCCTATTATACCTTTTGCTGGTCCAGCTATTATGGCTATGGGTGTAGCTGATGTAGCAGAAGCAGCGCAACAAGGAGCATCAGGTCCAATAGAATCACCATTAGCTTATTATTTTGGTCCAGGAGCTTCAGTAGGTTTAATGAATTTAAAAGAGAAATCTCAAAGAGGTGAATTACCTGATCTAGCTGATGAAACAGACTTGCCTTCTTACTTTAATGGAGGTATAGTTGCCGTCAAAGGTGTAAATAAATTAACAGGAAAGAGATATGGTAGATAGCGTAGATAAGTCATTGCCCAATGTAGACATTGAGGACAAATCAAAAGAAGTAGAAGTAGCTGTTCCAGGAACAGAAGAAGTAATCACAACAGACGAAACAGAAATCACCATGGATGACCAAGGTGGTGCGGAAATTTCGTTCGACCCTAAAGCAGAAGCATTAGAATCTAAAGGTCATTTTGATAATCTTGCAGAACTTATGGAAGATGAATCATTAGAAGAAATTGGTGGTAAACTTTTTGATAGTTATACAGAATACAAAGAATCAAGAGCTGACTGGGCAGACAGTTATAGAGAAGGTTTAAATTTATTAGGTTTCAAATACGAGAGAAGAACAGAACCCTTCAAAGGTGCATCAGGTGTAACTCACCCTGTACTTGCTGAGGCGGTTACACAATTTCAAGCACAAGCTTACAAAGAATTATTACCAGCAGATGGTCCTGTGCGTGCACAAATTTTAGGTGACGTATCAAATGAAAAACAAGACCAAGCAAATAGAGTTAAAGATTTTATGAACTATCAACTTATGGATCAGATGAAAGAATATGAACCAGAGTTTGATCAAATGCTTTTCTATCTACCCCTGACCGGTTCTACTTTTAAGAAAGTTTATTATGACGATCTTTTAGGTAGAGCCGTCTCTAAATTTGTTCAAGCAGAAGATTTGGTTGTTCCTTACACTGCAAATAGTTTAGATGATGCAGAATCTATTGTTCATGTTATTAAAATATCAGAAAACGATTTAAGAAAACAACAAGTAGGTGGTTTTTATAGAGATATAGAATTAGGAGACCCACCAATTAACGAAAGTGAAATTAAAACTAAACAATTAGAGTTAGAAGGCGTTACAAGAAACGATCAGCAAAACGATAACATGTATACTCTGTTAGAGATACATACTGATTTAGATTTAGAAGATTATCCAGATATAGATAATAAAGGAGAAGAAACAGGAATTAAATTACCTTACATTATTACAATTGATGAAGCTTCTCAAAAAGTTTTATCAATTAGAAGAAACTATGAACCTGATGATCTATTAAAAAAGAAAAAACATTACTTTGTACAATTTAAATTTTTACCAGGTACTGGTTTTTATGGTTTTGGTTTAATTCACATGATTGGTGGTTTATCTAGAACTGCAACAGCTGCGTTAAGACAATTACTTGATGCCGGAACTTTAGCTAACTTACCTGCTGGTTTTAAAACTAGAGGTATGAGAATTAGAGATGATGCACAACCATTACAACCTGGTGAATTTAGAGATGTAGATGCACCTGGTGGAAATATTAAAGATCAGTTTATGCAATTACCATTTAAAGGCCCAGATCAAACTTTATTAGCTTTGATGGGAGTTGTAGTACAAGCAGGTCAACGCTTCGCGTCCATCGCAGATGCACAAGTTGGCGACATGAATCAAACCGCTGCAGTCGGAACTACGGTCGCGTTATTGGAGCGTGGATCGCGGGTAATGTCAGCTATACACAAAAGATTATACGTAGGTTTAAAAGAAGAGTTTAAATTATTAGCTAATGTATTTAAAACTTACTTACCAGCTGAATATCCATACGATGTTCCAGGAGCATCAAGAAATGTTAAAGTTTCAGACTTTGATGACAGAGTAGATATTGTTCCTGTAGCTGATCCAAACATATTTTCACAAACACAAAGAATTAATTTAGCTCAAATACAATTACAACTAGCTCAATCAAATCCAGAAGTTCATGATCTTTATCAAGCTTACAGATCTATGTATAATGCGATTGGTATTAAAAATGTAAATGCAATTTTACCACCACCAGTACAACCACAACCAATAGATCCAAGTATGGAAGAAATTGCAGCTATGGGTGGCAAACCTTTTCAAGCTTTTCCTGGTCAAGACCACAAAGCACATATTGATGCACACTTAAATTTTATGAAATCTAATATGATACAAAATTCACCTGCTGTTATGGCTTCATTACAAAAAAATATATTGGAAAGAATTAGTTTAATGGCACAAGAACAAATTCAATTAGAGTTTCAACAAGAATTACAACAAGCTCAACAAATGCAACAGATGTTAAAACAACAACCACAGAATCAACAGTTGATTCAACAAGTAACTCAGCTAACTCAAACGATAAATGGAAGAAAAGCTGTGTTGATTGCTGAAATGACTAAAGATTATATGGATGAAGAGCAAAAAATAATGGGTGAGTTCAGTGGAGATCCATTAATTAAGCTAAAAGCTAGAGAAGTTGACCTAAGAGCAGCTGATTTAGAACAACAAAAGAAAAATGAAAACCAAAGAATGAATTTAGATAAGGCAAAAGCACTTATGAACCAAGAAAATCAACAAGATAAGCTAGAACAGAACGAACAATTAGCTAAAATGAGAGCAAGTGTATCATTAGCTAAACAAGGTATGGCTGATCAAAGCAAAATTCACGATTTTGGTAGAAATTTCGGAAAAAAGTAGATATAATTAACCCTAGGAGATAAATATGACAAAAGATTGGCAAAGAGGTTCAACATTCATGAACAAAGACGTTAAAGTTGAAAAAGAACTTGGCGTTGGCAAAGATGGTTA